ACTCATACTAATGTTCCTGCATTTAAAACAGGCGATACTGAATCAAGACCTACAGGTTCAATTTGGTATAAAACAACTGAACCAAACGCAGGTATGAAGTATAGCATTAGACAGTACAATGAAGATACACAACTATGGGAAACTATTCCTGCTCCAGTTTATAATACAAGCGCATCAGCAATTTATGAACTAGACAGAACAGGTGGCGGCGAAAACCTACAGATTGGTGATATCTACACTAAAGCAAACAATGAAGAAGCATCAGATCCAAATGTTGCAAACTTCAAGTTTTACAGAAGACAAGTAAATGGTCGTACTTTAGCATCAAGCGAAAAAGTAACAGGCACAACACTTGGCGCAGGTACATACAAAGTTGCTATTTCAGAAACAAAAGTTAATAGTGATGTATTTACAACTCCAAGAGTTGCAACTATTACAATTACTAATGCTGCAAGTTCAGCTGTTGCTGATGATGTAGCTGCTGGCATTAATGGTGCAGGTTTAACAAATGTTACTGCTGAAATTGATGCACAAAACAGAATCTTACTAGGACATGCAACAGGCGGCGATGCAATCATTTATGATATCGACGGACTACTTGCTGATCTAGGATATACAGCGTTTGAAGCTGACGATCCATCAACAACTGCTAACTTCTATGCAGCACCAGCTCAAATAGAAGCAGATGCAGTTACTACAGTTTCGGCAGTTGATCCTCTTGTAGCAGCAGTAGATGGTGCATATATGATTTCAAACTGGAGACCATTAGAATATACTCCGTCACCAGATGCTCCAACATCATTAACAGCAGATGGCGAACTATGGTATAGTTCAATAATTGATGAAGTAGATATCATGGTACATGATGGACCAACAAACGGCTGGCAAGGATATCAAAACGTATATCCAGATACTTCGCCTGCAGGTCCGATTGTTTCAGCAACTGAGCCTGAGCAACAATCAGACGGTAGTGCGCTAGTTGATGGCGATCTTTGGATTGACACTTCAGACTTAGAAAACTATCCAAACATTTATCGCTTTAATGTTGCACTTCAATTATGGACATTAATTGATAAAACAGACCAAACTTCAGAAAATGGTATTTTGTTTGATGAAGCACGTTGGGGATTAGCAGGTAGTGATAGTGATGCAGCAGATATTGTTGATCTACTATCAAGCAACTACTTAGATCCAGATGCTCCAGATCCTGCACTATATCCAAGAGGTATGTTGCTATGGAATCTACGCAGAAGCGGTTTTAATGTTAAGCGTTTTGTACGCAACCACATTAACATTGCAGACGACAACATCCGTAACAACGATGAGTCAATGATCAATTACTATCCACACCGTTGGGTAACTGACTCAGGCAACAACGAAGATGGTTCAGGTACATTTGGACGTTTTGCACAACGTAAATCAGTTGTACAAAAACTACAAGCAATGGTAAATGGTAACATTGATATTCGTGACGAAGAACTAATTAGATTTAACTTAATGGCTTGCCCAGGTTATCCAGAGCTAATTGGTGAGATGATTGACCTAAACTATACACGTAGATTAACAGGTATGGTTATTGGCGATACTCCAATGCGTCTAACACCAGATGCAACATCACTAAATGAATGGGCGTCAAACGCAAATCTTGCTACAGAAGATAATGACTTTGGTGGTCCAAGTAGAGATGAATATCTAGCTATGTACTATCCAGCAGGATTTACAAGTGATAACTTCGGTAACAATATTGTTGTACCAGCAACACATATGGCACTACGTACAATTATATTAAGTGACCAAAAGAGTTATCCATGGTTTGCACCAGCAGGTGTTAGAAGAGGCGGCGTTACCAATTCAACTGCAACTGGATATATTAATGATGAAGGTGAATTTTATAGCATTGCACTAGGTAGTGGTGTGCGTGATACACTTTATGAAAATAATATTAACCCGATTACATTTATTGCTGGAGCAGGTATCCAAGTGTTTGGACAGAAAACTCGTGCAAGAGCAGCTACAGCACTAGATAGAATCAATGTTGTAAGACTTGTAATTTACATGAGAACAACGCTAGAAGCACTAGCAAGACCATACTTGTTTGAACCAAACGATAAGATCACACGTGATCAGATCAAACAGGCTACAGAAGGCTTCTTGTTAGAATTGGCAAGTTTGAGAGCCCTATATGACTATGTAGTTGTATGTGACGAATCAAACAATACACCTGCAAGAATTGACAGAAACGAACTTTGGATCGATGTTGCAATTGAACCAGTTAAAGCTGTTGAATTCATTTACATTCCATTGAGAATTAAAAACACAGGTGAAATAGCAGCACTAGGAAGCTAATCATTAAAAATGGGGGGTAGAAAAAATACCCCCCAATGATGATAAATACTATTACTAGAGAGGATAACAAATGCCAATTAATTCACTAAAAAATATTTCGGTTCCTGTTAATGACGGACAGAAAAACGGCACACTATTGATGCCTAAACTTCAGTATCGTTTTAGAGTTGTTGTTTCAAACTTTGGCAACTCAACAGACTTAACTGAAATTACAAAACAAACAGTAGATGTTACAAGACCTAACTTAACTTTTGAAAACATCACTATTGACGCATATAACTCAAGAAGTTATATTGCAGGTAAGCACACATGGGAACCTATTACATTAACACTACGTGAAGATGTTAATAACAGAGTGCAGAGACTTGTAGGTGAGCAACTACAGAAACAATTCGACTTCTATGAGCAGGCATCTGCATTTTCAGGCGGTAGCTACAAGTTCGGAATGGCTGTAGAAGTTCTAGACGGTGGTAACGGTAACTTTGACACTAACGTTGTTGATAGAATCAACTTAGTAGGTTGCTATATTGAATCTGCTAACTACAACTCACTATCATACGCTACAAATGACCCAGTAACAATTACACTATCTATACGTTACGACAACGCAATTCAAACAGAAGAAGACGGCGTAACTAGAACAGCTGGACTAGGTATTTCGGTAGGTAGAAGTACAGCTAATACAACAATTAACACTTCAGAAGGTCCAACTCCTGAATAATAATTAAATTGGCATTTGAAAATTAAAATAGGGGACTTTATGTTCCCTATTTTTTTATGGTATATTTTTGCAGATAAATAATGTATAGGAGACTGCCATGGCCGAAACAAATATGAGAGACTATCAACACGCTCATAGATTATATACGCAACAGCGTATGAATTTCTCGCCAAAAGTAAAATATCTATATCATTGTGTATTTGAACTTACTGCGGCTGCAAGAGCACATGCAAGTATTTCAGTACAAGAAGAGCCATTGGTTAATGTGCTTGTAAAAAGTGTAGATTTGCCTAGTTATAGTGCAAGCGTAGAAACGAGACAGCAATATAATAGAAAGAAAAATATACAAACACGAGTAGATTATGATCCTATCACTATTAAGTGGCACGATGATAATGCTGGTGTTACAATGAGTCTATTACAAGAGTACTACACCTACTATTTCAAAGATGGAAACTATAATGACGGTACAGGTAGTGCATTAAGTCAAACCTTCGGGACAAGAGACAAATATGCAGGACAAGTTCCTAGTTATGGATTAGACAACGGAACACTAATACCTTTCTTTAAAGAAATTAAAATATTCCAAATGAGCAGAAATAAATGGAATAGTTTTACACTAATAAATCCAATTGTAGAAAGATGGCAGCATGATACTATGGACTCTGCTGATGGCACAGGCATCGCAGAAAATACTATGACAATTATGTATGAAGGTGTTATTTACGACCATGGTGAAATAGAAATTGGTCCTAACGGCGAGCCTAAAACGTTTGGAGATTCTAGAACAGGTTATGACGAAACACCTAGCCCATTAGGAAATCAAGACTTATATCCAAATCAGCAATCAAATTATGTGCTAGAAAACCAAGCAACACCTGTGTATCAATCAACTGCTACAATGGCACAAAATCCATTTAGTATTCCAGGCCAGGGCACATTCCAAAACGGTGTAATTCCAAACCCCGGCGGACTAGCAGGATTATTGTTCCCAAATCAAAACACAGGAATATTTGCAAGTAATCAGCAGCAATCAAGTAGAATAAGAGACGGTAGTGATATTGTAAGCACACTTTTAAATAATCCTAGCGTAAGAAATACGGTTATAAGAAAAGTAGTAGGCACAGGCAATGCAACTGCTTTGGGATTAAATAATCTCAATGATTACAATAGTTTAGAAGACGTTGCTAAAGCAGCAGTCACAAATCAATTATTAGAAAGCATAGGTTTAGGAAATAACAGACAAGCAGCAAATATTGCAAGTTCGGTCTTAGATGCTGTTGGACAAACAAAACAAGTACAAAGATCTGCGCCTGCTGTTAATCTTACAGGATTAAGGGTATCAAGTCCTAGACAATCTCAAGATATTGTTGATAGTCTGAGGAATGCAGACGGACCTCTTACAGATCAGCAACAAGCATTTGTTGCTGCTGAAACTGCTAATATTCCCGGATTAGGTGTAGCAACAGAGCAAGAAATATTAGATAGTAATCTATCACCTATACAAAAAAGATTTGCTACATTGACAATACAATCTCAAAGAAAAGACTACAATCAAAGATACAATTAAGGATTAATTATGCCATCAAATTTACCAGCTAATACTAATACAGATAGTGCCGATTCAGTAAAGAAATTCTTTGACACATATAATAGAGCGTCTATTTCTTATTCTAGCAACGAAGTAGATGCTGTAATAGGGTATTTTCTCAAAAGAGGTTTTGAAGAAACTAGTGCTATCAACACAGCAGCAGTAATTCTAGCACAAGCAAAACAAGAAAATTTTAATGTGCAAAAACTTATGGATACATTAGATGGTCTTACAGATGTAAAACTTAGTAATGCTGTTGGCATAATTCTTAATGCTAATAGATCTAAATCAAGTCAGTTAGGATTTAAAACTGATTTTGGCGGAACAAGAATAGAACAACGTAATATTATTCCATGAGTAGAAAGTTTGCATCAGGTAAATTTGATTTAAAGAACCCAGACAAGTATGTAGGAAAAAAGCATCCCACATATAGAAGCGGATGGGAATTTACCTTTATGAAATTTTGCGATGAACATCCTGCTATTGCACAATGGGCAAGTGAAGCAATACGCATACCCTATCGTAATCCATTAAGCGGAAAACAAACAATTTATGTTCCAGATTTCTTTATAGTATATAACGATCAAAAAGGCACACAACGTGTAGAACTAATAGAAGTTAAACCTAAAAATCAAGCAATGAAAGAAAATCTAGGACGTTCAAAACATAATCAAGCCCATTACATCGTAAATCAAGCAAAATGGGAAGCAGCAAGAGCATGGTGCAAACAAAATAAAATTACATTTAGAATTGTCACAGAAGATGATATATTTCATAACGGCACAAGACGATAAATAATAGTAGCAGTTAATGGAAGTACAATGACTAAAAAATTAGAAGACTTGTTAAATTTGCCAGATAGTAAAGATCTTATAGATAAGGCAGAACAGCAAGAACAAGAACAAAAACAATACGAAGTTGAACAAGCAGAAACACTGCGAGATATGGCAGAGTTTGACAAAATAACCGCTGCACTACCTCAAGTCAAAGGCCTAGGCGAAATGGCTGATAAAGAACTAAATGAAGTTGCAGATAAAGCCATGAGTGCATATGAAGATCTTATGGATTTAGGTATGAATGTTGAAAGCCGTTACAGCGGTAGAGTTTTTGAAGTTGCAGGCGGCATGCTTAAAACAAGTTTAGATGCTAAAGTTGCTAAACTAGATAAAAAACTTAAAATGGTCGAACTCCAACTTAAAAAAGAGAAGCAAGACAAAGATAATAAACCTTCAGACGGAGGTATGATAGAAGGCGAAGGCTATGTTGTCACAGATAGAAATAGTCTCTTAGAGCGCCTTAAAGGGCTAGATAAAGATAAATAATATATAAGATAAAGGTCATTGCGCAATGAGATCATTTAAAGAAATATTAACAGAATCTAAAAAAGTCTATTCTTTCAAAATCGGAGTAGCTGGTGATTTACCAGAAGGCTGCGAAGATAGTATCAAAGGTTGTTTGCAAAAGTTTGAAGTTGCAAACATGGGTGCAGGGAAGAAAACACCAATACAAGAACGTCCATTAGATTTCCCCCAATTACAAAATATGGAAGTTACTTATTGGGAAGTAGATGTAAGTTATCCTACAACACCTCAAGTACTACAAGAGTATATTGGAAAGTGCTGTAGTATAGATCAAGCACACATTATTGTACGTGGCGCAAACGATCCTAGAGAAGAGTATCAAGAAACTAAAGATGATGCTCCATACGAAGCAATGCTAGACAAAGAAGATATGGGCGGCGAAAGCGCACAAGAATCAGTCGCAGGTAATAGAGTAATGGATCTTCTAAAAGAACTAGAAACCGCTCGTAAAGAAAGAGATAACGATCCTATGGCAGGCGCACCTGTAGGCGAGTCTAAAGACATTGACGATAGCGAAAATGCAAAATCACCGATAGGGAGCTAACTATGAATATGAAAGATATGATCCAGCGTATGACGGATCTAGAAAACGAAGCAAAACAAACACTAACTGAATCAGAGCAGTTAGCAGAGTGTCCTCCAGAAATGGCAGAAGGACCTGGAATGGCTCCGGCACCGATGAATCAAGGTAACCCTGTGACAATGAGTGTCAATCTAAATGCAAGCGGCGCAGAGCATGTACAAGACTTAATTAACATGATGAAAAATGCAGGCATGGGCGATGCAAAGCCAGCAGCAGATGCAATGATGCCAATGCGTCAAGACATGGAGCGTCTAGCAGCAATGATGGACGAGCCAAAAGAAGAAGCAATAGAAGAAGGCGGCATGAGCGATATCCATGCTATGATTTCAAGTGCAGACGATCCAGAGCAAATGGTAATGGATCTACTTAAAAAAGGCGGACCTGTAGGTGATTATCTATACGGTGAGCTAGAACAGATTGCAACTGAAAAAGGCATGACTTTTAATGACGGCGAAACTGATCCTGCAGAGCTTGTACCAGAGCTACTAGCTGACATGGGCATCGAAGAAGGTTATGCAAATTCACCAGACGGTGTCGAAGGTGATCCAGAATATTCAGATCACGAACTGATGACTAAAGATTTAAGCGGTGGTATTAACCGTGAAAAGAAAGCATATGCCAAAGCACAAGACGGCGACAATGCTATGGCAGTAGAAGCTATCAAAGCACAGCTAATGGCAGCACTAAGTGAAAAGAAAAAGCCAGATGCTGATGGCGACGGTGTTCCAGACTGGGCAGACAAGAAACCAGGCGAAGATGATAACGCAGGCAAACCAAAAGGTAAAAAGCCCAAGAAAGGCGAAGTACCACCGCAATTTAAGAAAAAATAAGCTACGATGGGGAGCGGGATCAAATAGGCACTTCGGTGCCTATTTTTTTGGATAAGTACTTGTATGAGTAAATGGTCTGATCTATGGAAATCTGATGGTTATAAAAGCGGAAAAACAAAAAATTTTTCTGTCGTTGATTCTTATATTAAATTTGAACCAAAAAACATATTAGATATCGGATGCGGATATGCAAGAGAATCAAAATGTTTTCAAGAAAAATATAATAGTAATCTTTATCTTTTAGACGGCAACCCTAAAAAAGATTCACAAAAACGTCAAATAAAATACGGTTCTGCCGAATCAATGGATTTCTATAACAGTATAGAAAATTTAAAAAAATATTATGACAGCGAAAATATGAGATATAACTTTATTGATGCAGCAAATCCTATAATTCCTAAAGATATAAAGTTTGATTTAATTTATAGTTTTTTAAGTTGCGGATTTCATTATCCTGCTAATACATATAAAGAATTAATACAAAAACATTCTACAGAAGACACATTAATTATATTCGATATTAGACATCTAAACAAACAAAAAAATATACAAATACTTGATATAGTGAATAGAGAACGTAAAAGTTTAAAGTGTAGTATTAAATTTGTAGATGGGGGAAACAATGAGCAAGTCGCTTGATGGTGTTTTAACAAAAAAAGCAAACACACAAGAAAGTTATACAGAACAACAAATACAGGATCTTATGTTATGTATGGATCCAGATGAAGGCTATTTGCATTTTGCAAGACACTTTGCATTTATTCAGCATCCTGTTAGAGGCAAGTTGTTGTTTGATCCTTACGAATATCAACTACGTCTAATGCACTCGTATCATAACTATCGTTTTAATATTAATATGATGCCTAGGCAAACAGGCAAGACTACTTGTGCGGCTATCTATCTTGCTTGGTATGCAATGTTTAATCCAGATCAAACTGTACTAATTGCTGCACACAAATATACAGGTGCGCAAGAGATTATGGCACGTATTCGTTATG